TGCATAAGCAGAGAGAGCTGCCTCCTCAATAGATCCAGCTTTGAAAAGTTTACCAAACAACGGAGGATTTTTTGCTTGTTTTTCAGCGTTATCAACATCGGATACAGCTCCCATCCATCTACCGATATCTCCAGACATTTGTTCTATATCTCTACCGACTGCAAATCCCTTCTTGATTGCGTCAAATGCTTTGGAAGCTACGCCCATAGCGAGAGAAATAGTGACTGGATCCATCTTTACCTACCTTTTAAAGAGGCCTGCGTATTTATCCTATAGATATTTACATCATTTCTGTCTTCTGCAATTTGTTCTTGAGTTTTTGTTCTTTGTTGTGCTAATTCAAACGCTTGTGCTAGTTTTGCCGAGTCTATTTGGAAATTCATCATGTCATTCATAGACCTTCTTTGCAGATCGGCAGTATCATTCTCTAATTCCTTCTCTCTTATCGCTACAAGTGGATCTGGTTTCTGTGCAGGCTCAATCATAGGCATAATTTCCTTCAATATTTCACCAATTTGTTGAGAAATCGCTGCTTCTACAGCTTGTGGTGCAATCTGTGGTGGCTGTTCACCCCTAGCCACCGCTTCTTGTATCATTGTTTGAAAGAATTTAGTCACTTGATCTCTTGCTAACGCACTAACATGCTCTTGAACATGAGATTGTAGCAACAAAAACCCTTGTGGATTGGCTTGTGCCACCATGTTTGACAAAAACATAGCATGAACCATCAAATGTGCCTCGTGATCTTGCTCTGGAAACACTTGAAGTGGTGCACCTTTCATAGAATTTGCGTTTTCTGTCGCTGGATCCACTGGTGCAGGCGGTTGTGGTGGCGGTAAAATGCCATCAATGTTCTTAATATCAAGTGCATCATACATTCTTCGGTATGCTTCGTACTGATTATGTATTTGTGGTGCAGCTTGTGCCAACTGTAACTGTGTTTGTGCCAATGACAGACGTTGTGACATAGAAAATATATTTGGATCTGATACTGGAAGTATATCAACACGACCATCAAAATCATTTTGCATAATCTGTGGTGCAACATTACCTACAAAATACGGATAAGGCACTGGATTTTCCGAAAAAATCTCTGCTAACATACGAAACTCTTGCTTTTGTGCATAATGTAAACGCTTGTGTATACTAGAAATAATCTTTGAGCCTTGTTCTATCAACGCAACTGTAGTTCCAACTGGTGCTTGTGAGTTCACATCACTAATTTTTGCGTCAGCAACTTGTGCAAAACGTCTACCAGAATCAACAACTACACCTAAAAGTTGTGCCAATGTCCCAGATGGCTCTTTGTAGGGCAAGGGGATAATGGAGTTTTTCAAGTCACCACCTGGAACATCTATATCTCTAAACTCACCTGGGTTAAGAGGTTCATCGTCATTTCGGATTCTAACGCCTCTTGCCTTAAATCCAGCAGGTAAGTTTGATAATGTGCCTGCATCTATCAGCTGTCTCAAGATAGATGTGGCAGCACGAGATAATCCACCTATTGTATGCAGTAAACCAAAACCATAAAAGCCAAAACCTGGTAAAAATTTAAAATGAACAAAGTATTGTCTCTTTCTTTTTAACGGATCTTGTTCTCTAAAGTTTCTAACCACTGATAAAACTTTATTTGAGCCTTGATCGATGGTGACAATATAAGGCAACATAATACCCGAAGGCTGCCCTTCACTATCCAGATCTTCAAAACCTTCCAAGTCCAAGTCAACATGGACTTCAAGTAAGGTGTAACTGTCGTCTGAATAATTAGGATGTAATCCTTGCAACTCGTCAGTAGTTTCTTGGATGGCTCCTTCATCGTCTCCAGTGTCTGTCGTAGATAATTCAACATCTTTATATACTCCCGCAACTTGTAATTTACGGATATCATTAGAACTCATTCGCACCATGTGTGTGACTCGCTCTGCTGTTCTGATATCAGAAGCAGAGTACGGAACTATTAAATCTTCTGCTGGTACAAATTTAGATACCGCTCTTTGTTTCGTAGGATCAAAGTACACTTTCTTAAATGTAGAACCAGTAAGTGGTAAATAAAATAACATCTGGTCTGTGTCTTGATCGTATTCTTCCATGACTTCAGTAATCTGATAATTCATGTAATCTTTTATTCTTTGTGCTTGGTCTTCTGTTTCTTTTGATGCAACACCAAGTATTTGTGTTTTTACTGGACCACCACTTGGTAACATTTCTTTATACGCTTGTGACTGAAACTGTGTTGTTGCTTCTGATAACAATGGATGTGTTACACCACTTGCTCCCAAAAACGGATCACTTCTATCTTCATAGTTTATGCCAAGCAAGTTTAAACCCTTGGCGATTGCTTCTTCCCAGTCTTGTCTTGATTCTAAATCCTCTTTTACTTTTGATTGTAAATCAGAGGCAATGGATGATAACACGCCTTCTTCTAAAACTTCTGCAAGATTAGCTTCATGGTTATATGGCTCTGCCTCAACCTCCATTTGTTCGCCAGTGTCTATTTCAATACCTTCTGGTAGTTGATCTTCCATAGAATCTGGTAAAGCAATATCTAGCTCTTCTCCTTCCGCCGTAGGTGCACCACCAGCTCCCATGGCTTTTTCCACCATACCTGCTATTTCTCTTGGATCTTCTGCCATTAACTTGCCTTTCTAACTATGCCACCTTTATTAAATAAAGATGCCGAGGTGCCTGTAAAAAACTTATCGTCTATTTCACTTATATCCAATACGTTAGAGTCTTCAACATTATATCCTATTTCTGGTAATTTTCTAGTAGTGAGTTTTCCACCATGTTTGACATACTCTTGTAACGCTTCTTTTGGTGCTTTGTTGTATGTTCCGATAGCAGTCACTTTTGACTCTCCAACATAATTCTGTGCAGTTGGTACAATAATTTTCTTTAAACCTAACTTGTGTGCTTCTCTTACAGCAGATCTAATTGCAAACTTGGAAAAGTCTTCCATGCTCTTGAACGGTGGTTGTTTTTTCAACTCTGCACCTGGAACTCCTAAATCATAGTCTATGATTTTCTCTAATGTCTTCTTTACCAACTCTTTGTCATCTGCTTTATCCACAAGAACTTTGTAAGATTCTTTTATCTTAGCGTCATTAAAGTTTTCTGAAATTACTCTATCGGCTTCTTGTGCTTTGTCTTCTGCCTTGTTTTTATTTTTTTGTAAAAATTCTTTAACTTTCTCAAAATCTCTATAATCAAACTTACCAAGTGCCGCGTGAAGACCTCCTTTTTTCATATTTTGTCCTCTCATACCTAAGTAATATCCGTTTCTGCCACTGCTATACTGACCAGATATGGCTTGAAAACCTGTCTTTGTTTGACCCAAAACAGCATCTTTTAGCTCAAGTGCAGCCAGATCTCTTTGTAGTTTTCTGTTGTTTTTTAACTCTTGCTCTAGAAGTCTTTCGACATCTCCTCTATCGTCAAATATATGAGAATAAAATTTACTGCCTTTTGCGTTATCCCAACTATTTAACTTACTAGGATTGTTTGCAAATATTCTTTTTACAAAAGGAGTAAGAGCATCATACATTACATCTCTTTGCTCTTCTGTCCTTGTTGCAATATCATTTAAATCTGTAGGTGCTGTGCCAGAGGATCTAGAATATTTAGGAAAAAAACCTGTTCTATTATAAGAGTCATCAACTATTTTGTAAGCTAAATTGTTTAATGCTTTGTCTGTAAAGGATGTTTCAACAATATCATCAAGTATATCTTGCATTTCTGATACGTCCTCAAACGGCAAAATCCCTCCAGAACCTCCTTCTTTTTTTTCTAAAAAAGATAAACGATCTTTTGATCTCTCAAACTCTTTCATAAATTTAGAGTCTTGATATAAATTTTTTAAAAATCTGGCAGTTGTAAGCTCTACCTCTGTTTTGTTTGTAAGCTCTTTTGTTAAAAACTGTTTCATCTTATCAACATAAGTATCTGGATCTACATCTATAGCAATCTTTTGTAACTGAGGTATGTCGTAAGCATAATAACCAGCTTTGTAATCTGGATCTAACAGTCTAACATTTTCTGTAAAATATGGTTGTTGATTAAACTTACCAAAAGTTTCTTCAAATATATTACCAATTACTAATCTTTTTTTATCATAACCTGCGTCAAAAACTTTTAGATGACTAGGACCTAACTGTACATTATTCGGTGTTATGTCTGATGGTCGTCTTGGTGTTTTAAAATCTTGACCGCTTGTAAATTTTGACAAATTAGAGCGAATACCTGAACCTAAAAAAGTGTATAAACGAGTATCAAACGGTGTCTCGGTACTATCAAGTAACAGTTGTCTTTTAGTTTTTCCTAACAAACCAAAAACATTTAAACCCTTTTTCAACGCATCAGAAGGTGCTATTGCACTTTCCATAGCATTAAAACCAAGTTCATCTGTGTATTCATTTAAACGATTTATAAACTTTTTCTGTTGCTCTACACTATCTTCAACAGAATCTAAAAAATCTGTTGCTAGACCTATTTCTGCTCTGTTGTTTTCATGGTCAGTAACATCTGCTTCTGCTTTTTGTAGTTTTTCACCAGTTACCCGTCTGTTTTTAAAAGCATCTTTTTTATCTAATGAAAAATTTCTTATCTCTGCTCTTTCTCCATCAGACAACAAATCTTGTGCTTGTTTAATAATCAATGCCTCTTCTGAACCACCATACTTGGTTAGTGTTGCATGTCTGTCTGTATCTTTAACATTGTCCAGAAAACCATCTTGTTCATTAAAAGGTAAGTTTCTAAACTCTTCTGCAATATAAGGTCTTGCTCTATCTAAGTTTTTACGATCTGCATCAGATACTTGTCTTGCTGGAGTTTGCTGCACTGGTAAAGAACCAGTCATAACTTTGCTTATTGTCTCTGAGTTTCTTACCGCATCAGACTGTATCTCCTCTGGAACGAGTGCTAACTCTCCATCTATCTCTTGGATACTGTATCTTATATGCCCGAAGTAACCTGGAGACTCGTCTTGTTTGCCTGCGTAATCGTGACCCGAAACACCCGTTGATGTCTTGTCATTTTTTACTACCAATTCTGCATCATCTGCTGTCCCGAAAGCATTAGAGTTTTTGTCAGAAAAAACCATCCAACCATAATCTTGCTCCTTGTTATATGAAAGAGAACTTCTTTGTGTTGTGCGATATTTAAAATAAACATCAGGAAATGTTTTACCTAAATCATTCGCTCTGGAAAATGTCTCAACTCTAATCTGTGGCTTAACAGAGGTTAGTAACCCAAGAAACTCATCTCTTGTAAAAGATTTGTCTGAGTTTCTTAATAAAAAATTATCTAAACCTAAACTTCTTAACTCTCGTTTCACGGCTCGTGGTACGTTGTTGTTCGTCAATAGTCTGTTTAAAATATCTCCACCCTTCATTGGCTTTCTTCCAAAACCAATCAATCCAGCAGAGTTCTCAAAAAAATAAGAGGTTGGTGAAAAAAACTGTTGTGTTGCATCAAAACCTGGCAACGCATCTTCTTTTTCTCTCACAAAATTCTTTGACTTATTCTCTACCTCTGCACCTCTAAAAGCCGTGAAAGGCGGCAATTCTTCTTTTTGTACATGCTTTTCACCAGCTTCTTGAAAATTTTTGGGACCTTTTTTAGGTGGCTTATTGTCTCCAATGCCTCTGTTAGCAGAAGTCATAGCTAGTTTTTCACCAGTCGTTTTAGGAATATCCATCAATGTAGGGTCATTTACACCTGCCGGTGCAAGAGCCGTGGGCGGTGGGCCACCTTCATACATTCGTGATAATAGCTTTACACCCGCTGCTGTCTTTCCAATCAGTAACCCAGGTGCAATAGCACGACCAAAACTTTCTAAATTATTACCGAACTCTGGAACATCAACCCCAGCTTTTTTTATCAAGGCTTCCGAACCAATGCCCTTTGCTAAATCTTCTGCTGCCTTTGCTTCTCCTAAATCAGAATATGGAAACAAGGCTTTTCGTGCAGAAAAGAAAGCATCTGTTATATCTGCTGGTGCTCCAACTAAATCAAACGTCTCACCAATACCAACACCTTTGGCAATATCTTTAATCTCTTCAAAAGTCTCACTTAAACTTTTTGGCTTTGGTGGTTTACCTTTTAATCCACTGCCTGGAAAAATTTCTGCCATTATGTAATCCTAGTTGTTCTCTTTTTCTCTGGTAACATTCTATCAGAAAAACGATTGGTTACAGTATAACCACCCATCTTTTTCTTAAATAAATCTAATTGCTTTGGCTTGAAAGGTGCTTTCATCTTAGCAGGACCCTTGGTCGATGGTACGGCTTTCCCTTTTGGTGGTAAAACACCAAAGTTTTTACCTGGAACTGGTTGTCCTCGTCCAGCTAGTTCTGCATAAGCTCGTCTTCTATCTGATTCATCTGACATTAGTAGTATTCCTTCTTGTTTCTTGGATACCAGTCTTCGCCTTCGTCTTCTCCGTCCAGTGATATAAAACCACCTTGTCTAAATCGCATGATTGCCATTGTCATACTATCACAATAGTCATCATGATCTCCATTTGGAAAAGATGCAACCTCTTCTATTACATCCTCTGCAAACTTTTCTCCACTAGGATACCACACTTTTCCAGATTCGAAAATAGGCGATACAATGTGCATCCTCGTAGTTTTGTCCAAGTTACCCTTCTTTCGTCTGCCAGGACTAAAGGTGAGAACTGGGAGGTTAAGTAACCTTAATTCATCCGCTAAAGGTTGTCCACTTGCTTTTGCCTCGATCAACATCATGTCGGGTTCCCAATACTCGTTCTCTTCTATCGCTATCTCTTTCAACTCTGGAAAATTCCAACGACCCTTCTTCGCATCTAACATTATCAAATGTTGAACACCATTGGCTCTTGGCTCAAAAACACCCCATGTCGTAATCGCACTGTAGTCTGCTGTCTCTTTTTTAGAGTATGCCGTATCATAACTCTGGATTATATAATCTAACTTCGGCACATCTTTTTCTTCCCACGGAGTCCACCACTCCCTTTTTATCATCGCAGTTTCTTCAGATGTAGGATTCTGTTGCCACTGTGCGTTCCACTTCATAGGCGACAATGATGCCTTGACCTTTAACAACTCGTCCTTGTTCCAGAACTCGGGCCACAACAACTTATCATTCGGCAATATCGCTGGGAACTCCACGATATCCCATTGATCTGACATACTGTCCTTCGCTTGTGCTTGTAATAATCTGCCTGTCAAATCCTTCTTTGACCATCTTGTCTGCACAATGATGATGGTTCCCCCAGGCTGTAATCTCTGCCTCGGACCCGATGTGTACCACTCGTATGTATTATCGTAAGCAGTCGAGGACAGTGCATCTTGTTCCGAGTGCGGATCGTCAATAATCAACAAGTCTGCACCACGACCCGTCATCGCTGCTCCAACACCCGCTGCAAAATATTCACCACC